TCAATGTTTCCTAAGCGTAAGTGGATGGTTTGGGAAGGTGAAACAGAAACTGACCAAGACAAGGAAGAAGTAATCTCCAACTACATGCAGTGGGTTGTTTCTCACGGCTGGTTCAAGGAAGAAGTTGGTAAGTTAGTTCTGGACTACATTGACTATGGTACGTGCATTGGCACTGTAGAGTGGGTTGATGAACGAGTAGAATTAGAGGACAAGACACAGGTAGGCTACGTAGGCCCAAAGATCAGGCGTATTAGTCCTACTGACATTGTGTTTAATCCTGTGTCTCCTAGCTTTACGAAGACACCAAAGATTGTCCGTTCTCTTGTCACTATGGGTGAGATGAAGGACATTATCGAAGGGTTTTCTAATGATTCCGAAGCCTATGAACAGGCCAAGGAAATCTTTAAGTACATGCGTGAAATTCGTTCTGAGCAAGCAGAATACGTAGGAAACATAGAGGTTAAAGATGACTATTATAGTCTGGATGGCTTTGATTCTTATCGTCATTACCTTAGTAGCGACTATGTAGAACTCCTGACCTTCTATGGTGACATCTACGACCACGAGACAGACACTCTGCTTAAAAACTATGTCATTACTGTAGTAGACCGTCACAAGGTTCTATACAAGAAGCCTAATCAGTCATTCTTTGGCTATGCTCCCTTTGCCAGTGCCGTATGGCGTGTACGACAGGACAACCTCTGGGGTATGGGTCCACTAGATAATCTTCTTGGTATGCAGTATCGTATTGACTCTGTAGAAAACCAGAAGGCTGACATGATTGACCTTACCACTGTTCCACCACTCAAGATCAAGGGCTATGTAGAAGACTTTGAGTGGGGTCCAATGGAAAAGATTTATGTGGGTGACGAGGGTGACGTAGACATTCTACTTCCTAACTTCAATTCAGTAGCCCACAACGTAGAAATACAGACATACGAAAACCGAATGGAAGAAATGGCTGGATCACCAAAGGAAGCTATGGGTTTCCGTACTCCCGGTGAGAAGACAGCATATGAAGTACAGCGTCTAGAGAATGCTGCTGCACGTATCTTCCAGAGCAAGATTGCACAGTTTGAGGAACAGGTAACAGAACCTCTGTTAAACTTTATGCTAGAGCTTGCCAAGCGTAACATGAACAAGACAGTCATTCGTGTAATTGATGATGAGTTTAAAATTTCTGTATTCCAAGACTTGACTGCTAACGATATTACTGGTGCTGGACGTATCAAGCCTATTGCTGCACGACACTTTGCAGAGAAGGCAGAGTTTATCCAGAACATTAACAACTTCTATTCATCTGGCGTAGGTATGGACCCAGAAGTCCGTATTCACCTAAGCTCAGTGAAGCTGGCGGATATGATTAATAGTGTCCTAGATGCAGAGGATTATGAAATCTTTACGCCATACATTCGACTAACAGAACAAGCAGAAGCTCAGAAGCTACAGGGTGTGCAACAAGAGGATGTCATGATGAATGCCATGACTCCTGCTGGTTTGACACCTGATGATGTGGAGCTAGCAGCAGAGGATTTTAATGTCGAAGAACAACCTTAATCTACAGTGGTTCAAGGGTATTGATAAGTCCAAAAAGGACGATCTAGAAAAACTAATACGAAATAGCAGGATTGTACTTTCTAGGCTTAAGGACATTCTGGACTCAGACATAAAAGAACTTAATGAATTTACAACGTCTGACTATGACTCTCCTTCATGGAGCCATAAGCAGGCACACAACAACGGAAAGCTGGAGTATGCAAGACAAGTGCGCTCACTGCTTTCATTCTTAGAAACGAGGTAATACATGACCGATGTATTCAACACTGATCCTTCTGAAGTGACCCAAACTCTAGAGGACAAGAACTATCTGGAAGAACTAGTAGGCGATAACAAGAAGTTCAAGGATGTACAGTCACTAGCCAAGGGTAAAGCCGAAGCTGATATGTATATCGAAACACTCACTCGTAAACTAGATGCTCTTTCGGAAGAAGTAAACAAGCGTAAGACTGCCGAAGAGATTGCCGACCAATTACGTTCTCAGATGGCAGACCGTTCTTCAAGTAGTCAAGAGACATACCAGTCTCGTGTCGAAAATGAAAACGATGGTCAAAACAAACTTAGCATGGCAGACATTGAAAAGCTAGTCGAAGAGAGGCTAAAGAAAGATAAAGAACTCTCCAAGGCACAGCAAAATGTCAACCAAGTAAACGAACGTCTAATCAAAGAGTATGGTGCTTCGGCTTCTAAAGTACTCCAAGACAAGGCTCTAGAACTTGGTGTTTCTGTAGAGTACCTAAAACAACAGGCTTCAGTAAGCCCACAGGTGTTCTACAATCTGGTTGGTCTAAACAGTCAGAAACAGATGCAGACTAACTTTGTTCCACCTCAGTCATCCATGAATACTGCGTCAAATGAACCAGTAGGGACTGTACGGAATAAGTCATACTACGACAAACTATATCGTGATAATCCGCATCTACGTAGTGACTCAAAGACTACCATTCAGGAACATCGTGATGCCGTGCGACTAGGTGAAAAATTCTATGAATAATCGAAAGGAATAGATCATGGCAGGATTTACAACCTCCAGCAATGACCATCTGATTCGCAGTAATCTATGGTCTGCTCGTCTAAAGGAAATTCTCGAAGACGAACTAATGGGAACCCGTTACGTTGATATGATTACCGACTTCCCAGACGGTGACACCATCAACATCCCTTCAATCGGTCAGGCAGAAGTCAACGACTATGCTGAAGATGCCTCCATTCAGTACAATGCAATGGATACTGGTAACTTCACCTTCTCAATTACTGACTACAAGTCAAGTGCAACTTACATCACTGAGAAGATGAAGCAGGACTCCTTCTACATGGATCGTCTTGTTTCAGCCTTTGTGCCTAAGCAGTCACGCGCAATCATGAAGGCAATGGAAGTTGACATTCTAAAGCAGCCTACTCCTGCTGGTGTAGCTGGTCAGACTAACGCCAATGCCAACGTAATCAACGGTGCAGAACACCGCTGGGTTGGTTCAGGCACGAGTGAAGTTATTGCAGTAGCAGACTTTGCCAAGGCTCGTTATGCTCTACAGATGGCTAACGTACCGATGACTAACCTCGTTGCAGTTGTTCACCCTTCTGTTGAGTACGAACTTAGTACTCTATCCAACCTCGTCAGTGTCTCTAACAACCCACGCTGGGAAGGCATTGTTCGTGATGGTATCTCTACTGGGATGCAGTTCCTTGTGAATATCTATGGTTTCGACGTTTACACTTCTCAGAACCTACACGTTAACACTGCTTCTGAAACAATTGGTGGCGTAACTGCCGCTGCTGGTGTTAACAACCTCTTCTTCAGTGCTGCTCCAGATGTTCTACCAATCGTTGGTAACATTCGTCAGCAGCCCAAGGTTGACTCCGAGTTTAACAAGGATCGCCAGCGTGAAGAGTATGTCACGACTTGTCGCTATGGCTTCAAGTTCTTCCGTCCTGAGAATATGTGCGTTGTCGTAACTGACACCGACCAAGTTTAATATAGGAGGAATTTGATATGGCATGGACTAACAAAGATGGTCTGTACGTAAAGTATGGTCGTGAAGAGGCTGATGTAGCCAATGGTGGTCACTTTAATGTCGATGGTGCTACAAAGCTCCTTGAAGTTGATGTTGATTACACTGATCTAGCTGCATCCTATGCCTTTATTGGCTCTGCTTCAGGTACTGGTGCTCGCGGCATTGTTGTACCAAAGGGTGCTATTGTTGAAAAGATGGAATTAGTAGTTACTGAGGCATTTACGGTTTCTGGTGGCACTGCTGACTCTGTTGTGTTTAGCTTTGGTCTTGGTAAGCGTGATGCTGCTGGTGCCATTGCTGCTGTAGACTACGATGAGTACACCACAACTTCATTTACTGGTGCACAGCTTTCTCTTGAGCAGGTTGGCAATGTTGTCACTGTTGATCCAGAGTCAACTGGTGCTGGTGATGGCTATGGTGTTGCTACTACTGAGAATGCTCTTCTTGTAGCTGCTAACACCACTCAGGCTACCAACGTACTAAATGGTGGTTCTCTTAAGCTACGGCTTTACTATCGCTAACTAAAACTCTAGGGGAGAGCAATAGGGTTCTCCCCTAGTACTTACATAAGAGGATAATATGGCTAACGTACAACATTCCGCACTTACTGATCCAGAACTACATGAGCCAAAGGATATTTCTACTGCCTCTAGTGGTGAGGTGTACGTAGCCGATGGTTCTGCCTCTGGTGCTTGGGGTCTAGCAGAGACTATTGAGGCTACCAAGGACGTTACGGGTACTGATGGTTATGTTAAACTCCCCGGTGGTGTGATTCTACAGTGGGGTTTTAAAACTTTAGCTGCTAACACCGCTGTTTTAGTTTCTTTTAGTACTTCTTTTCCTAATGCTCTATTAAGTGTACAAGCTACTATTCAAGAAAATAATAACCAAGATAGGTACCCTGCTAAGATAGGGTATACGGATGCTTCTCAATTTGGTTTATACAACACAAACGGTATTAGTCAAAATTACTACTGGATCGCAATAGGCTACTAACATGAAGACTGGACCTAAAGGGATTAAACTCCTAAAGTCATTTGAAGGTTGGCGTAGTAAAGCCTACCGTGACTCAGTAGGTGTATGGACCATTGGTTATGGACATACATCTATGGCTGGTCCACCTAAAGTTACTTCTAGTATGACCATCACTAAGGCACAGGGTGAGGCTATCCTCAAGAAAGACCTTAAGAAGTATGAGAAAGCAGTTAATGACTACGTTAGGGTCCAATTAACTCAAGAACAGTTTGATGCTCTAGTAAGTTTCTGTTATAATGTAGGCCCCGGTAACTTCAAAAAGAGTTCAGTACTACGTTACGTGAATGCACGTAGGTTTGATGATGTACCTTCTAGGCTAATGCTATGGAATAAGGCTGGAGGTAAGGTTCTACGCGGTTTAACAAGGCGTAGAGCAGCGGAAGGAGAACTCTGGTCCTCTGGTACACGAGAATACAAACACGCTTCAGCGGCCTTCCCAGACGCTCCTAGAGGCAAGTCACCTATGGAGAGTACTACAAACATTGCTGCAACCATGAGTGCAGTAGCTGGTGTAACAGCCGCATCTAATGAGATAGTACAGAATACGAGTTCAATGATGCAGGCTGCTCCTTGGGTTCTTCTTGTTATAGTGATTATTGGTGCTACCTTCTGGATATGGAAAGAACGTAACCGTAAGTCCAAGGAAGAAGGTATATGATTTCCCTAATTCTAAAGGCTATCCTTGGTCCTCTGTTAACGATAGCAGAGAAGTACCTAGATAACCAAAGGGATTTGAATAGACTAAAGGAAACTACCAAGCGTGTAGCTATGGTAGAAGATACAAAGCAGAGGGTAGTCAAGTGGCAGTACGCTATTCTCAGGTTTCCACTGTTTGTGGGTGAGACAGTAGCAGTACTCTACTTTGGTGCAATCCTAATTGACTCTACGTTCCCTAGTGACTGGTTAAACCCTTTAGAGATACCACAGTGGTTTCAACCTTCTTTTGCTACTGCCCTAGCTTCTATCTTTGGTATTGCTGCCGCCGAAAGGATACTACGTAAATGAAGTATACGCTTCTAGAGATTGTACAGGAAATCCTTAGTGATATGGATAGTGATGAGGTTAACTCAATCTCAGACACTACTGAGTCACTACAGGTAGCAGGCATCGTAAAAGAAACATACTACCACCTTGTATCACAGAATGACTTACCTGAGCATACGGGTTTATTCCAGTTGAATGCTTCTGGGGATAACACTAAGCCAGTGCTTATGACTATGCCTAGCAATGCCCTCAAGCTCTACTGGATCAAGTATGATAAACGTAAGGATGGTGAGACTAACTCAGTATTTGATACTGTACAGTTTCTAGAGCTTGATGACTTCCTAGAGCGTACTCAGCCAACTAACGTAGATGAAACCTACGTAGACTCTATGACAGTAGATGGGTTTGAGTTTAAGTTTCAGACTAATAAAGCTCCTGACTACTGGACAGCTTTAGGAGATGATACTCTAGTCTTTGATTCTTATGACTCTAGTGTAGACACCACACTACAACAGTCAAAGACTTACTGCTATGGGCTACTGGAGCCTACATTCACTCTTAGTGACTCATATACTCCAGACATTGATGCTACAGAATTTAACTGGTTTGTGAATGAAGCCAAGAAGGCAGCATTTGCTAAACTAAAGCAGGTTCGTGACCCTATTGCAGACGAACGTGCAAAGCGAGGGTGGGTACGTAGTCAGCGTAATCGTGAGAAGACACCAGCTAACGTACCCTTCTACTCAAGATTTAACAGTTATGGGAGAAACAGATAATGCAGATTGAAGAGCGAGACGACCGTGTTCGCACCTACGACCTTGGGAACAACAAAGCATTTATCAAACAGACTGATCCTTATGGGTTTGTATACATTAGTCTAGAGCGTGGACATCTACCAGAAAAACTACAGGGTGCCTACACAAACTATGACTATGCAGAACGTGACCTAAAACGCTACCTACAGGACAAGAAGCGTAAGGTACAAGAAGAAAAACAAGAGCCAATCAAACTGGAAGGCTAATAGATGACACGTAGTGCAGGTATTGCAGTTGAGAATAGTTTTGTTCGTGGTCTTATTACTGAGGCTACGGAACTAAACTATCCTGAAAACTCCTGTACTGAGACATTCAACTGTCGCTTTTTACGTACTGGTGAGGTTAAGCGTAGACTAGGGATTAACTTTGAAGTTTCCTATGCTGCGTTTAGCCTGACTGGTGACGCTACTCGTAGTGTTAGTGCAGTGACAGAATACTTATGGCTAGGTGCTGCCGGGGATGGTAACTACAACTTTGTGGTTATTCAGGTCGGGCAGTACCTATATTTTTATCAGGCTGGTTCTGTCCTTAGTGCCAATAAGAATGCAGACAGTGTTGATCTAAGTACCCACGCTGTTTCTGGTGCTGCTAATCCATATGAGCATCCTTGTGCCTTTGCCTCTGGTGATGGTAAGCTCTTCGTGGTAGGTAAGCATATTGAACCCTTCTATGTTAAGTATGATCCTTCTACAGATACTTTTAGTGAGACATCAATCACTGTAGAGGTACGGGATATTCAGGGTGATCCAGATGATCCTTATGCCTTTAATGAACGCCCTACAGCCACTACGAGCACTGTAGATATACACCATCTGTATAACCTATGGAACCAAGGGTGGGCAGAAGACGTACAGAACCATAGCTCTAACCAAGTTAATCCTGTTTCTTACTGGGATACTCAGTTAACTACTATTCCATCTAATCATGATCGTTGGTGGTTCTTTAAGGATGCTAACGAAAAGTACTATCCTAGTGACCAAGTAGGTATTATTCCTAGTTCTACGGGCATAGCACCAAAAGGACACTTTATCTTTAATGCTTTTAATATTGCTAGGACTACTGCTGCCAAAGCTAATGGTCAAACTATTAATACTGTTTATACACGTACAGACCAGAACACACTAAACGATACTACCTCTGGTGTTTATCGTCCCAGTGCAGTAGCCTTCTTTGCTAACCGTATCTGGTATGCTGGTGTAGATGCTTCAGGGTATAATAATGTATTGTACTTTAGTCAGCTTCTAGACGATATATCTAAAGTAGGTAAGTGCTACCAACAGAATGATCCTACTGACGAAACATTTAATGACCTTCTACCTACTGATGGTGGTACTCTAGTTATTCCTGCTTTGTCTAACGTAGTTAAGATGATGGAAGTGAATAACTCTCTAATGATCTTTGCTACTAATGGTATCTGGCGTATTACTGGTTCAGAAGGCATTGGCTTTACGGCCAGTGACTTTAGTGTTACTCAGGTCAGTTCACTACAGAACCGTGGTAGGCTGTCCTATGTGGATGTTAATGGTACACCCATCTGGGTCAATGCACAGGGTGTTTACACTATTGGTCAACAGGGTGTACAGTCAATTAGTGAACAGACTATACAGACATTCTTTGACACAATACCAAAAACTTCTATTCCGTACATAAAGGGTATTTACAATCAGGACGATAAGTGTGTATACTGGTTGTATAAGTCTGAGTCTGTTGGCCCTGTAGATCGTAACTATGAGTATGACAGAGTACTGGTACTTAATACTGAGACTGGTGCATTCTATCCTTGGACTATGGGTGTTAGCAGTGCACGTAATGTCATTGGTCTTGCTGTAGTTACTGGCTCTAGTACTGAGACTACAGTCGATAATGTTATTGACTCCAGTTCAAACACTGTAGTTGATTCCAATACGGATCAAGTAGTAGCAAACACTGTGACTACAGTATCTCTTTCACCTACAACCAAGTTCTTAGTTGAGTACCTAGATAGTGGTGTACGTAAGCTAACTTGGGCTGAAGAGTTCTGTACTACCTACGAGGACTTCAATGCCTGTACGGTTGGTCA